GGGTTGTGTTATCGATACCTTATAAAAGGCGCCGCGCTACACTCACGACCCAAACTTTCTAAGCAAAAGTAAGGAAATTGCTCTGCGTCCGTGATAATAGACGCTTGCGTTAACATACAATATAAAACGCGATTTTATCTGGTTGTGAACTAGCATAACAGTAAGGGATAAGTTAATGGTTTATAGCCCGCTCCTTTTCAGGAAGCGCCCACTGCGTACAATTCCGGCCGAGAAAGGGGCTAGTCATTACTAGCTGGCTTCCTCAAGTGACGGAAAATTCGCCCACATACAGAACCGCTCATGGTGCCAAAGCATAGCCATCCGCACCAAAATTGGTGCTAAGAACGTAGAGCAAAGGAGGACCAGTGAAAATTCCAAAACGAAATTCATCACCAGCTGAAACCCACACTCTACACCTACCAGGTGCAATCGGAATCGAAGCATTCGATGAATTTGCAACACCGATTGAACCCGGAGTTGCAATCATCAAACACCCAGGCGAATAGATATAAGTTTCAGGCTCAATCGTACGATCAACTGCGATTAGCTTGAACTTAAACTGCGAAACGTATGGGACCTCAACACTTACGTAGTTACAACCAGGATCCGAATATGTCATGGGAGGAGCAATGTTCAGAAAATTCGATGTATTTGAATTAAAATTCTGATCAGTGCAGGCATCAAAAACTCCCACAAAGTTTGATAAGATGCCATTAAAATTGGGACCAGATGATGGATACAAATCCCATCCCACAGCAATACCCATGTCTGGAACATGGCAGCCATAATCCACTCCACCGCGATAATAATCGGTGAAAGGTAGCCATTGAACACGAAAACGGACTGATCCACGGTAAGCTCGATAACCTGAGCCAAACCAGCGCATCAAGCCAGCACAGCCATTGTATTTATTATCGCCTATGCCAGACGAAAGGCGAATAGGTTGCTCAAAAAGCAATTGTCCAATATCCAACATATTGTAATTTGTCGGATTATTAAAGACAGTCGCTACAAACACTCGCCGCTTTATAACATCGCCCACTCCATTAATAACTTCTCCGACCGGATTATAGGGCCGGCCAGGAGCGGGTGCCGTAGAAGATGAAGTCACAGCATCAGTCTTACCTGCCTGCGCGACACCGAGATCTTTCGCGGTGCGTCGAGCAACGGTACCTTCATAGGGAACAACACTTGCATTGTTGGTCCCTAAGTGGTGTACTTGGTACGTGTCGCCGGCATATTTCCAGATGTTAATATCCATTATCGTTGGCACTCCAGGAGCCGCTCGAAGTGGTTCAACAACCCAGATGGACCAGGTTCCCAAACAAAACTCGAGCAACTCAATGTTTGTTCTCGGCCCAGAAGCATCGTTCGGACCGTTGGGCATACGTTTCATATCGACATTAGAAGCCCAATCAATGTCTATCTCAAAATCATGTTGTAAATCATTGAGACTAAAATAAACTCCTCTCCCTGCTGTAACTTGGGTAAGAGTTAACGTAGTTGGTGAGTTAGCAATTCCGTACATAAGGGACACAAACAATTTTCCCGTATGATACATAGAAGCAATCATCTGCAAGCGAACTTTCAACAAGCCGCTCCAAAATGAAAACTTCATCGACATCCAATCCAACGTCACAATGGCCATAACACTAGCACGTGTAAACTTCCCTTGCAGGATCTGCGAACACGGACACATGTACGACCAATATAACAAAGCGCCAGCATTGTTAGTAACCGACCAAGTAATAACTTGTTCGATATTCTGAACGCGCTTTAGGAATTCGAAAGACATTTCGTCCTGGGTAGAACCGAATGTCTCGGGGATAGCTAATTCCAATCCATCCCCTGGCTGCAGATTCAGCCGTTCACTATGATCAATCTGGGTACTATTAGAAAAATTGCCCATAGGATTACGCGTGATCACTAGTGGAGCCAAATTGATGTTAGGATAATCCAAAGTCGGGATCGACGCATCGACTTTTGCCGTCAGCTCCGAAGAAGCAGATGTATTGCCTTGAGTTTTCATCGCACTATGATTTAAATTGTACGTATTACTGATCTTTGTCAAAGCAGCTCCTTGAGGAACCATTTCAAATGGATCCTCCGATACTGTTGTCAGTTGACGCGCTAAATGCGCGCGTCTTGCAATTTCCGGCGGTATTGGATGGGCAAACGTAGAGTTCGTAAATTTAACGCTTACCGAATACGACACTGCAGTGGGCTGCCCTGCACCCACCCTCAAGATGTTAAAAGGCATAATAACCAAACGACCAAGGGTGTCCGTAATATTACTAATCTGTCGAAAGTCAATAAAATTCTTTGGATTAACAAACGGAACACGCAAAACAGCCGCTGTATTATCAGCAGGATCGATGAAAACGTGTGGTACACTCGTTTGGGCAGCTTGGTTGACATAATATCGCTCAGCCACAAACGCATCGTTGGTCATAGGCACAAAGAAGGCTATCAACCTCCCTGTTACGAACTTAGTGCCTGTCACACTGATAACAATATCAGTATCACCTCTCCAAAATGCATACAACGAGAATGGAGTATGGACAACACTGTTAACCAACAAGCCAAGCGGAACATCCAACGTCTGAAGAGGAACTCCCCAAACATCAGTGACACTCCAATTACCTGTTACGACCAACACCAATCGTTCAACCAACTTAGCCATGGACCAATCAAAATCTTTCATTCCGCCCATAGCATGAGAGTCAGCAGATGTTTCACCAACTCTCGTAACCTGCACGGTCTCCGTTTGCTGAACCCGCACCACACCAACATGCTCCGTTTCTTCCATAGTCTCTTCAGGAGCAGAATCACCCAGCGAACCAGTCGCCGACATAACTCTCCCCGATTGGGCCACAAGCTCTTGATCTGGTCGAATACCCAATGACAGTTCTTCGTAAACCGTCAATGTTCCACATGAATGATACGCTAAACTTGGCATCTTGCCACGTTTGGCAAACTGCGTAGCGTAAAATTCAATATCAGGAAGGACAAAGTGCT